GGGCAACCTCGGCATAAGCCTTAGTATTTGTGTTGTTGAAAACTACAGCATGAAGCTGAAAGCTTTCGCTACGACATAACCTCCTTTCCGCCTTACTGGGAAGAGATTTACTTTCTCTCTTTTCGGGATGATCCTAAAAAAGGATCTACGACGATCGTACTGATATGCTACGCAAGAATCACGATCCACAAAAGGATTATGACTCTGAGGACTTCTTAGATACCTCGATCTGAGGTCTAATTGGTACCTGATGTCATCACTTCCCTTCTGCGTTTCGCTGTATATGAAACGACAGTATGAGAAGTACGCGAGTCCGTGTTCATCTACCAAGACAGGTTGTAACCTGAAAGGGTAGTTTTCACAGATTCGCTCGGCATCAACGCTAACATGCAGTCCGGAATCGTCGGGAAAGGAACTAGGCACAACCTTTAATCGTAGGTTGTACCTAGCAAAAATACCTCTAAAAAGCTCTATAAGCTCGCTTTCGTATAACCAATCGACCGGACCAAAGTACATTATGTACTTTTTGAATAATCCGTTCATAATGGTATACAGCCACGGCTCAAGAGACGATTTTCGGGTATTGATGGGAGCCCTCAAAAAGAAGGGCCTCACGTCGTGACCTACGAGGTAATCACCACCGCAGGACTCTCTGAATCCCGGTTTATTATCAAAGAAGCTTTTGGCCTCGTTGACAATAAAGCCAACCGAACGCGCCGCCTCCATGAAGGAGGGGACAGCAAAGGTTGGGAGGATGCAATCGTCACCAAAGACGGACACAGCTCGAAAAATATCTGGATAAACCAGACGAGCCTTAACGCCATTGGATCTTTGTGTGCAAGCACACGCGATTGCCCAGAGAACTAGGGTCTCAAGCGGGAAAGTATCCGCATTACCCATCGTGCTAAACATATGTAAGGGCAGAAAGTCGCCCCCGATCTCCATCTCAGGAGATCTTACATCGTCTAGCAGAGCGAACCATTTAGGTGGAAGGATCCACCTTAACAGCTCGTATGATACACAATCGCTAGCACTAGCAAAGTCTATCGTGGCACTTGTGCCCGAGACTGAAGCATAGTATGCTAGCTGGGTGTGTCGATAGGGAAGAGAACCCAGATCAAGACCGACTTCTTTTAAACGCGAGTACATGAGATACATCAAACCTTGCTGCAGATACATATTTGCAGTAGGCTCAATTGCTATCATACGGCGTTTAGAAACAGTCTTGTCGACAGTCGTAGCACGTGAACCTCTCACAATATCTAAATCCCGGACAGAAATACCGTCAGGGCGCTTGTAGTAATTACGAAGCGCGTCTCGTAGACCAAAGTCATACGAGATGGATGAGATAAATAGAGAGGCGGCTCGTGGAGTACAGCTAACTTTAGATGAGAACTTTTTTTCGATAGACGTGTCCTTAAAGGACACACCTATGGACGAGCCCGCGCCATGTTGGGCGTGCTCGAAGAGCTCATCAATATACAATGGACCTAAGACTCGATGAACAAGGAGTCTAGCGGTCCACATAATGCACTCCCACTCATAACCGCTATTGGGAGCCTTGCTAGGTAATACAGAAGCAAGCCTCTCGTTAACGGCAGCCATGCGAGCGTTGTTCTCCACAAATGCGGAGTAGCTCTCATTGCTTAAGAGAGAAGTGTTAAAGCCGGCTGGTATATACTTTTTTGAAAGAGCAGCTAGCTGCTCTTGTACAAAAAAGCCACGAACGTTATTATAATCATGATCAAACATATGATTATTAAAATCACGTCCAACAGCCGACACAATCGAGGTTTGGATTGCGTCGGGATCAAAGAACGATCGGTTCTTTGTCGACGCCTTACTTTTTTTCGTTGACATTGAGAAATCCTCAGTTTGTTAATGAAGTTTAGTAAAGCAACTATCAGAGAGGTCATGATAATTAGCCTAGACTCCCAGTAGTCCAGAAACTCAGATAATCTGAGTCTCCGAGCAACTGTGATCCAAGCATTATCATTTCGAGACGCTCCGCAATGGAGGTCTCGATATCACAAGATAATTCCATGGTCAGTTTATTAACTGTCCGGGAACCATTATCAAGCTCCAATGGAACATGGAGCTCAACGTGATAACGACCTTGGGTGTAGCCATTTGGAGCGTTCGATTGAACTCGAGGCTCCTTCACCTTGACAAACAGGCGTTTTTGAGTCAGATACTCGGTATCGTCATCAAAGACAATGTTTGCCTCGGAAAGGCTACCAGCCAGCAACGTCAAAGACGTCGCTGTGCCATCTGATGGTTCGACATAGGTAGTAGAACCTACTTTTGGTGTTGCACCGTCGAGAGACATAATGTCACTCCTATAGTTTGTATGATGTACTTAGCGACCTAGGTAAGATACCGAGAGAGCTAAGAGATCAGCTATGCGAGTGGAGTCGGAAACAAGCCCTTTGATATTACTCGTAGGGACTGTATCGCCGAATCCTGGAACCCAGACATCTCGTTTGTACTCAAAATTCGAGTCCACGATAACATCTGGTGATACAACGCTGTTGTATCCTGATTCAACTATGTCAATCAAAGATCGATTAGTAATCGACGATGATTTAGTAGTGAACCAGCCATTCAGGATTTTAAGATTAGGATCAAGGAGATTCACAGCACCAGAACAGAAGTTCTTGATGTTGTAAATACGATCAACCATAAACGATAGTGGAAGAAGTTCCCACATCGTTGTTGGTATATCCTTGAACCTAAGACCATACTTGTAAGCAAGATTGACTACTGGGTTATTCACTTCGTAGACAATCCCCGCACTAGCTGACTCTTTATACCCCGCACTATAGCGGTAAGTATATGTTACAGAGCCAGGCTTATGCTCGTAAACAGTATCCGGGATGTTTTCTTCCCCTTCTACTGTGGCACGAGCAGTGCGACGCTCAGGACGCTTAACGTCTTTATCCTCCCATGCTTCCATTAAGGAGAGCATGGAGCGGACTAAAGGCGCAGCAGCAAAACGATACTCTAACCAGACAGATGCGACTGCATCTGCAAAGGCTAAATGTCGAAATTGCTTCCGTCGAGCACTATTCCGAATTAATCGGGATAGCTTAACCCATGACTTAACCGGATTCTTTAAGAACCGGACAGTTTCACGGAGCTCGCCGATATCCTCAGCAAAGCTGTAAGGTGTGGAGTCGACACGAGACAAGCACAATTGTTTTGCGCGAGTCTCGAGCCCATCAACCCCAGATAAGGGTTGAAAAGAAGGGCTACCACGAAAATATAAATAGTGGTTTGTCAGCGAACCGTCCCCATAAGTACTATAGTCATTAGAGGGGTTAGAGATCTGGGTCTGAGTCATCATTCCCGAACCTTTAACGGAACGTTTTACTATGGTCATCTTACATGAGTTAACAATTACCTCACCAGCTTTCGCGCGCTCAACATAGTTGGGCACGGGATTATCCTGCATAGTCCTCACTTCGCTAGAAGTAAGGAACGGTGAAGGAGATCCGATGGGAGAGCCGTTATGGTACCCGTGATGGGAACCATAGGCGACACCCTTCGTCTGCTGGCGAGTTCTTGCGTAGCTCATATTTGATAACCTCTTAAAATCACCCGTGGGTTAACACGAGCCAGAGCGTCAAGGATTGACCTCACGGAACCACCTCACCCGAGG